CAAGCTGGTGCTCCTCGCCTTTCATCTGAAACTGCTAAGAGACAAGTCGTTGACTTACACAAAAAATCAGTATTTAGATATATTGATAATGGTACAGCTTCGATTTATGGATCTTTTTCTGGGTTTCGACCTACACATAAAAGTTCTGTAACTGTTTCACCAATGGCTCCTTTTCTTAAAGACCATAATTATAAAATTAAATATGGTGCACCAGTTATGACTGGTTGGGAACCTTGGAGAATAGCAGCAGTTGATATGGTTGATCCTGTCACTCATATTAATAATGGAATACTTGATGAATGTGTATCTAGCTTCACCACAGATATTCTTAAGGATCTCGATATTTCCAATGTTATTGTTTATGATGATTTTACAGCTATTAATGGTGCACATGGTGTATCATAAGTAGATAAAATGAATCGCAACACTAGCGCTGGTAATCCTTGGAAAAAGAGTAAAAAATTTTTCCTTAATAGTATTCCAGAGCAATTTGGTTTACCTGATCCTGTTGAGGCTTCGCCCGAGATTATGAATAATGTTGATGAAATTATTAATTCATATCATCGTGGTGAACGAGCCATGCCAAATTTCTGTGCTCATCTTAAAGATGAAGCTGTTTCTTTTAAGAAAATGAAACAAGGTAAAACTCGTGTTTTTACAGGTGCTCCTATGGATTGGACGATTGTTGTTCGCAAGTATTTGCTGTCATCAATTCGTCTGATTCAAAATAATAGATTCGTTTTTGAATCTGCACCTGGAACAGTTGCTCAATCTTATGAATGGACTGAAATGTATAATTACATAACTAAATATAGTTCAGATCGAATAATTGCTGGAGACTATAAAGCTTTTGATAAGCGTATGAGTCCAGCTTTTATTTTAGCTTCTTTTCAGATATTGAAAAATATTTGTAAAGCTTCTGGTAATTATACTAAAGAAGATTTAAAAGTTTTAGACGGTATTGCCCAAGATACAGCCTTTCCATTGGTTGATTTTAACGGTGATATTGTTCAATTTTATGGATCAAATCCATCT